CATCTTTACCTTGCTTGAGTAATTCACCCGCAAGATAACACATCATAGCAGACTTGCCCACATTCGTGCCCGCTAGGATACAGCTTAATGCTTTTCGTTTATGCCCACCATTTGACAATCGGTTTAGAGCAGACAGAGAAAATGGAACTCTAGCATCTTCGTCTGTATACATGTCATGACGACGGTCAGCATCATCAAAGAACTCCATACCAATCGTAGTGTCAAACGATACAGACAAAGCATCATCCAACATGTCAGGAATAGCATGAGCATCTAACTCTTTATCATTTCCATCAAGAATGTTAATTGATCGGTAGATCGCAGAATAAAGTTTCTTATTCTTACAGTAATCTTCTGTCTCGTCTACAAGCCAGTCAATGTTAGGAAGATCATCTTTATCATTATAGCATTCATCAATCAGTTCGACAATCTCAGAGAATTCACCTTCTGAAATAGATCTCTTCTGTAGGGAGATTGCTAAAGCATCAAGATTAGGAACGGTATTGTATTTGTCGAATAGTTCTTTATACGTTTCAAATAGTGTCTTTTGATATCCATCAAAATATTCACTCTCAAGATAAGGTAAAACTTTTCGAACAAACTCATCAGAATATAGTAATGCTTTAAAGATGGATTGTTCTATTGATACCATGAGAATCCCTATAGAAAAAGAAGGTCCGTTTAAGAACCCTCTATTATATCATTGTTTATTGGATTATTCTTCAGAATTAAGAATCTCTCCAGTGTCTTCATCAAGTTCTTCGCCGTCGTTGAGCATATCATCGATCTTGCTCTGAAGCAAAGGATCACCACCACCGAAGCAATACATACTCTTAACAGCTTCATTGAATGTTGTATCTTTCAGTATAGGGTCCCAGAATTTTGTAGTTGATGTTTCTTTACGACGCCAGTTTTTATCGTCTTCAACATTTGCTCTTGCATACCAACCCATCTTAGGTTTAACAACATGCCCTGTAGCAATCGCAATATCAAGTAGACCAGAATAAGTATCTAAGCCACTGCCATAAAGAACTTCAAATGGAATCGCCGACTTCTCTCGAATAGTACGAGACTTTTCAACGTTAAGAATGAACTGCCAACCGATAACATCTTTACCTTCTTTGATCTGCCGTTTACCGACAATGAATACGTTGTTAGCAGAATACATTGGTCCAGTGTTATGAGTGATAACACCATTTTCTAGTACATAGTTTTCTTCATCTCTAACAGAGATATCATATACATTATGCTTACCGATTCGTTCAACACTTTTTACTTTCATTTAGCACCCTTCTTAGCTTTAATTTGAGCATCATCTCCGGGTTTAAGGTCTTTTGCTTCTACCCACTGATCATTTACAAGGAACTTGTGATTTTCACTACATTCCACAATAAATCCATCTTCAAACTCTACAGAGATACATTGTGGATTTCCATTTTCTAAAGTTTTTGGATTCCAAGTCTGGTGTACTTCTTTCATACCATTCTTAGTAGCAACAAACTCACCTACTTCAATATCTTCAATATTCTTATATGATCCTTGTGCTGTAAGAATACGAGTACCAGGAAGTAAGCAACCACCTGACATAATCTGTTTCGGTGCACCCATTGATCCCATATCATCATAAGTATGCATAGTGCCAATCATTGACATTTCACATCGATCAAAGTAAGGAGTTGCGATACGAAAGAATGCTTTCAGAGCCTTAGCACGTGTACCCATATCAGCAGCAGGATTGTCAGACATTGCATCTCGTACTTCTTTGATAGACGCAAGGTTACCAATTGAATCCACAAAGACAACAAACCTTGGTTTATCTTCTTCTTTTTTAGCGGATTCATATTCTGCACGAATGTCTTCAAGCTTAGTGACCAAGTCAAACTTTAACTCTTCAACGTTCATCACTGGAACATAGATAACACGCTCAACATCAATGCCTACTGATTCAAAGTACTCTTGTGAAGCACCACCTTCAGAATCATAGAAGATCATGTGAGCATCAGGATAAGCATCGAGATACGCCTTACACGCAATCAGACCAAACAGAGTTTTGAATGACTTGGATTTACCCGCTAGACAAGTAACACCTTGATTCAGTCCACCATTTAATAGATCACCACTGAAAGCAAGGTTAAGACCATACACTCCAGTGTCATGTAGTTTCTTTTCCTTTTCTAGTATTTTTGAAAATTTACCAGCTCCATAGAGCTTTGTTGATTTTGCAAACTTATCTGCTAAACCCATATATGATTCCTTAGTGAAGTGTATTAAACAGTTTGTTCTTTACCTTTTCTTTGTCTAGGAAACCTGCATCTCCTAAAACATCAACGACATCTGTCATGAATTGCTGATAGTAGATAATACCACTTTTCTTTAGATACTCTTCTACACTAGTTAAACGCTTCTTGACGTTGTCTTGAGATGAGTTAAGAAATTCAGTATCTTCGGCAATACTACTTGCTACCATATCAAGCAATTGAATATCGTATTGTAAACTTTTATGAAGCCTTGTAGTTAGATATGAAGAAACTTTCTTATCTTCTCCATCGGAAAAGATTGAAAAGTCAGATTTAATCAAATCTTCATGTCCTTCATCAGGAGCTTCGATTTGAAAGAACATTTGATCAATAAAGCATATTGTATTTTCAGCCGTATCAAAATCAATCGTAAACATATATTCATCAGCTGAACTTACTGCTTCGTTTACTGTCCCTGATACACCTGTCTTAGTGCTACAAGTCGTAAGTAGCTCTCGAAACAAATCCTCTTTTCCAGAGTTTGATTCTAATGTAAGTATAAGTTTTGCCATAAGTATCTCTTTGCTATCGAGTGAATATGATATATTGTAACACACATCTATTAGATAATGATATCAAAAGCTAAACATATCAACTTTTTCTTCTTCCGAATATCGAATCACATCGAGATAGATACGAAGTGGTTGTAAGAATGACTTTTCTAGCATAAGCTCACGATTTACATATTTTTCGAGTTCAAATTCTTTTGGAAGATAAGTGTCAAATCCGATTACATCAACACTTGTAGGATTAGGCATTTTCAGTTCAACGAACTTGATTTTATTTCCATCAGTGATAGGCTCGATTCGTTTAAGATTCAATTTCTTTATCATTTGATTATGATTAATCGCAGCTTTAACATTCTTTGGTGTACCGCTCTTAAACAGTTTATCTTCATCGTACCACTTACCAATATTGTTAACACCACGTGGCATTGCAATATCATTGATAGATAAAGAGTGGAATTCATCTACGATCTCTTGAACACGCTTCTGTAGTGTTTCTTCTGATTCATTAATACATACACGGTAGCATTCTTTCAGATATGTTCTAGCCCATTGTGGAGTGCTAGACTTAACTGACTCCATACCCATAATTTTATAGTAGGGATCATTAAGATAGCGAGTACCTTCATCGTCAAATACAGACATGACATATTTCTTTTTGCCTACCCATACTGCGCGATTGGATATGATCTCTCTACTCCAAAACATACGCTGCTCATAACAGTTCATATAATCAGCAAGCTCTTGACAGCGTTCTTCAATCTTAGGTTGAATCACTTCGTCTGAGAAATGTTCAATTGTATTAAGTAGCTTAGCACGATCCATATCTTTAAGCGTATCAACAAACGGCTTGATCGTAAAGTAACCAGAGTCAGTATCACTGTAAATCCAGAAAGCTTGCTTTGAATCAAATATCTTCTGTAAGAATTCATTGATGTAGCTACATGTCCAGCGATTGATCAATTGTCCTGACATGGTGATAGCTTCAGCATTCTCTACCTTATAGTATAAGAAGTGTTTGTTACCAAGAGCACCATAGCCACCGTTAAGTAGAATCTTCAGACCCATCTGCATGTTATTAGCAGCAGACTCTAAAGCATCATATTTATCTTTATCAGATTTGCTTCCACTTTCATCAGCATCAACATTCTGTTGTTTATAGCCTAGCATCTTTTTCTTGTATGATTTACGTTCAGAATATATTTCACGTTTGATTTCAGAAAAGAAAGACATTCGATCTGTACGATAGCATTCACCGTTTGCTGTAATAGTCATATCTGTTATATTTAAAACATCCGATAAGTCTTTAGACATATTCTCATTTAAGAAATAGTTAACATTGACTTTATCTATTTCTTTTTTAAAATCGTTCTCTAAGTATTCTTTAAGTTCTAATAATCTTTTTTTATCCATTCGTACCTCTTCTGTCCACAGTCGTAATATCTATAAATGCTATTGGATTCTAATATTGACTTTACTGTACATTTTCTAGAATATACGATAGTATCATTAATTGATAAAGCAGAACTTAATAAAGAGCATATATTATCATATTTAGACAGTACATCAAAATCTGTAACATGAATTAAGATGACCTTTATTGGTTAAAAAGTATTCTTTAATCAAAGTCTTTAAGTCTTTCATTAATTTCCTCTAATGCTTTTTCTTTAAAAACATTTATAGGAACATGAGTTTCAGGCCCAATGTTCCATTGCTGCTCTATGTGAGGGTATAGTGAATTTAAGTCGTATGATACAACCCAATCATGAAATCCTTTTATTGGTTCTTTAACGTATGCACCTTCAAACTCTCGTTCTTCAATAATCTTTTCACGACGGAACGGAGGAACGACATTTTTACTATAGAGGAATTTAGCAACTAGCTTTTCCCATATCTTTACAGTACCCATTGTATCTTCAAAGTTACATAGAGAATAGTAAGACATAGCATATATGAGAGACATCAGTCCAAGCTTTTCATCTAGACGTTTGATGATATCTACGTCACGAATGTTGTAGTCAATGAATAGTTGATAGTTCTTTTCATATAAGTCTTGAAGATCGCCATAATCATCATAAGTCAACTTTTCTTCGCCAAGTTCAGCATGACCGATAAAATCAAGACGATATGATTCACGTGGAGTATAAGTATGCTTCTTGTAGATTTGCATGTAGTCGAGATGAGGCATACCTACAAAGTTATAAACAGTTTGCATTTGACCAAAGTTAGCTCTTACTTCACGTTCATCGATTTTATTGAACGGAGATAGCATCTTTTTGGTGTATGCTTCACCAAGTACTTTGTTACATCTGTTTACAATGTAAGGTACGTCGAAACCTTCAGAGTGCCAACCAGTCAGTACATCAAATCTGCTTTCTTGTACATAGGATAGGAATGCACGAAGTAGAGATTCTTCATCCATAAAACCAATATACTTAACTTTTAGGTCTTTGATCTTTTTGTCAACATTATCTTTCGACCAACCGCCACAACCATCATATTCAAGACCAAGTGTCGTAAAAACTTTTGTTACAGAATCATATGTGGTGATAGCGTTGATTGGATACTTTGCTTCATAAGGATCAGGAAAGCCATCGGTTGCATGAACCTCGATGTCAGTCATACCAATACGAATAAGATCGGCGTTGTAGTCTGGAGTTTTACCTTCAAACAATTCGATCATAAACTGATTGGCATAATCAGAGTTACCACAGATTCCTATTTCTGGAAGTTCTTTGTACTCTTCAGCAAATCCTTTAGCGTCTCGCATTGAATCAAATTCAACTGCTTTAACGTCTTGATTGTAGATATTCTTTAAGCCTGTCTCTTCTTCTGTCACTGTATATAGTGTTGGCTTATAGAAATCTACTACTTTTGATTTAGTGACAGGATCGTTGTTTGACTTGTAGCGAATTAATATCTTATTACCTTGTTTATAGTAATAAGTGTAGAACATTTGATCTGATGACATTAAAATCTCCAATAAAAAAGGATGGCTTTACACCATCCTTTTATTATATCAAAGTTTGCTAGCAATTTATGAACAATTTAGAATCAATATCCACTATCATAACGACGTTTGTTTTCAGCGTTCTTCAACATATATAGAATATAGATGTCTTTGGAAGTAAGTCCAAGTGCAAGAAATTTGTTCATCATAAAGTGCCAGATGTCAATCATTTCAAATAGCATTTCAAGCCGATCTTCATCAGGCATCTCAGAAATTAACTCATTTGAAATATCTTGATGATTCGCCTTCCACTTTTTCCAAACAGCAGATGCTTCTTTTTCGCCTTTGCTCATACCACCAATAGCATTCTTCAGCTCTCGAAACTCATCCATGATAGCATCGTAGTTACGATCCATCCAATCAACCATCTGACCTTTTGTTTTTACTTGGTCTGGACTAATGTTATCTTCTGGTAGTTTCTTTGCAAGAATTGTCTGTAGCCAATTTTGCATGTTAAGCATGTCTTGCAAAGGATCATCAGATTCAATGAATGCATTTTCAATTTCTGTTACTTTGTCTTTATCTTGAATAAGATCAGCACATGAATTATATTCAGCCATTTATTTTTCCTTAAAATTATGATTAGTTTAACATATTGCAACTATATATCATAGACGTTGAAATTATTTAAAATATAAGAACTTTACTGATTCTCAAACAAATCAATAATTTGTTCTTCTGAATGAGACTCAAAATCTATTTCTTCTTTCCAATTATTCTGCTTAACAAAATCAGAGTTTGAAAATTCTAATTCACCAAGAATAAATTTTTTTGCTTCAAGAACAATGTCACGTGCTGTGTGTACTGGAACATTTTGTGCAATATGATTCATATTCTTTTTTCCACCTAATAACTCAAAATCAATTGGAAAACTCATAATATATAAACACTCACCAATAGTCAATGATCTATCTTCTATTGGGTGTAGAACTGAAGTCATATTTCTTCCAGTTAGAGCACCAATATTATTGTCATATATGTTTATAGAGCTATCCCATATATTACCTCCAGCAGATAGCTTATTTTTTATGTATAGAGCACTATCATATGCTTTAACATCACCATCATTTTTAAAAAAATCTATAGCTTCATCTAACAGTTTATTGTTATTCACAAATTGCAAAACTGATTTTGTATTACTATCTTTTACCATTTGTCGTATATCTAGATTACAAAATTTATAACTTAAAAATCTAAAATACGAATCACTTAATATTTTTGTGTTAGTATGATCTAAATTAATACTATTAGGCTTATATGATAAAACGTAATCGTCAAATTTGTCATAACTATGATTATAAAAATTCATATAAGGTGCAACTTTAGATTTCCATAAAATAGCAAAACATCTACGTCTATCTTGTGGAATTCCATGACGAATAGTTGAGGTTTTATATAAAGTCAAAGAATAACCATTTTCTTTAGCTATGTTATATATTTTATCTACAACCGGTTTACCTTTTTTTGTATATAAAGCTGGAGCATTTTCAACTAATATGACTTTAGCATCTAATTTTTTAATAGCATCTGTTATACTAATATACATCCATTCATTTTGCGCGCACCCAGGGCCGTGTGAATCAGGATTCTTACTAGAGTTAAAAGAAGATAATCCAGCACACGGAGGAGTACATACTACAATATCAACAGGATCTAAGTCTTCTTTATCGTCTATTGAAACATATGGAATGTTTCTATTTTTTATTTTTTGTTGATAATTTACATAGTGCGAATCATTTAATTCAAATCCTTTATAACTATATATAGCAGATGGTGGTACATTTAAAGCTAATTCAGCACCAAGTGGAAATCCACCAATAAGTGGTATGAGCGGGGCGAATGTAATTTTATGATTATTCATTAAATATACGATCTAAATAGTGAATTTTCTGAATTTTCTAATTTAGCAACACCATATTTATAAGCTTTTTTAAATTGAATATGTGTAGTTAATTTAGTTAATCCTTTCCAAGGCCCAGATTTAGCAGTCTTTTCTTTAGTTTTTACGAAATCTGGCCACAACTTTGATAACTTTATTTGCGATTCGTTATGCACATCTATATTTCTCCATACAGAACAACCTCCGTCAGTATTTGTATCTGATGGATTAA